ATTATTTGATGAACCTATGACACCAAAACATCATACTTTTCCTTAAATGTTTTTAATTACGTTTGGTGATGATTGGACTTTAGGATCTGGTGTATGGTATAAACCTGGCATGCCCAAGATTGTGTATGAAAATAAAGAACCTCATTATGATGATTCATGGAGAATAATTGTTCGTGATTATCTTGGTTGTCAGGATAATCATATTAACTTTGCTACATCTCAAAGTAGTAATCAAAGACAGTTTGCTTTAGCAAAAGATTATTTTAATTCTAAAAAATTTTATGATAAAAGAAGAGATGAGATTATTGTTTTATGGGGTCTTACCACCACACGTAGAGATTATAAATGGTGTAGTGATAGTAGGAAGTATGAAGATATAATTTTTAAAGAAAAATATCTTGATAGAAATAATAAAGATAAACTTGGATATGGATTAAATAAATGGTCTCATCACGATGATGTTGCTACTAAAGAACTTGAGACAGAAATAGTTCATTGGAATATTTTCTTCAAGGCATTGGGTATTAAAAATTATTGGTTCGATAGTTTTAATTCTAAAAAATACACTATAAGACCTAGTAATTTTTTTGATATAAGATCGAAGAATAGGGATCTATTATCTTTACTCTGTATTGATCATGCAATGAATAAAAGAGAATATTATGAAGGTTGGGCAGGAGGTCCTATGAACTATGCTTTAAATAATAGGATAGTAAATCCACATACTTTTGTACCTAAAAAAGAGGGACATGAAGTAATTGCCAAGTATATTATCGAGAAAATATCGTGACTAAAACAAAGAAAACTTTACTTATTACTTTAGGATGTAGTTGGACATTTGGTGAAGGTGCAGGATGTGAGAAGGGTATGAATGCTAAGGAGTATGAAAAAATTAGATATAGTTCTGAATATGCATGGGAATTTGGGTGGAGAAGATATGTTGTTGAACATTTTGATGTAGATCATGTAAACCTTGGTGAGAGTGGTTCTAGTAATCTAAAACAATTTCATTATGCAAAGAACTACTTCCTTAGTAGTAAATTTGCTAATGAGTATAAAAGTTATGAGCATATTATAGTACTTTGGGGTCTTACTACATTACGTAGAACGTTTATGTATTTTAAAGATTCTAAGATGTATGAAAACATTTATTTAGAAGAAGGAAATGTTTTTCAAACTAGATGGAATACTAGTAGAGATAAAATGACCAAGGCAATTTATAGGTATTGTTATGATGATGATGTAGCTCTTAGAGAATTGCAATCAGATATGCTACATTGGAATCAATATTTTAAATTATATCCAAAGATAAAAAATTTCTGGTATGATATTTTTGGTTCCAAAGATTATACAACAAAGATACGGAATCTTATTGATGGTGATAAACCTAAAAGAGATCTATTGTATAGGATATGCAAAGATCATTTAAATTCTGAAATAGAGAAATGGAAGTTGGATATATATGGATTAGAAAGTCGGGAGAAGTATGATCCTAACTTCCTGGATAAATATAGTACATGCTTTGGTTATGCTGGAGAGCATGAACTAGTAAATCCCCATAGTTTTCATCCTTATAAAACAGGATATAAATTTATTGGAGATTACTTTATTAAATTTTTAACACCTCATATAGAAAATGGACTCTAGGAATCTATATACAAATCAACTTAAGAATAGGAACTTCCTATCTTCCATTGGTTTTAAATTTACACTAAGTAGAGCAAAACAAGTATCGTTCTTCTCTAACTCTGTGAATATACCTGGAGTAAGTCTTGGTGTAGCAGAACAACCAACCTTCCTTAAAAATATAGATCTTCCTGGTGATAAGATGTATTTTGAGGATTTTGTTTTAAGGTTTATTGTTGATGAGGATCTGGAAAATTACATGCAGATTCAAAATTGGATGCGTGGTTTAGGGTTCCCAGAATCTGTTAAAGAGATCCGAAAACTTCAGAGAACAAATAAGCAGCAAGAACCACAATCCAAATCAATGGATATCTATTCTGATGGAACATTACAAGCATTGAATAGTAATCAAAGAGTACAATTCCAAGTTATTTTTAATGATATGTTCCCAGTTCAATTGACAGAACTTCAGTTTGATGCTACAAATCCAGATACAGAATACTTTACAGCAGAGGCAGTATTCAAGTATGCTATCTATAATGTAACTGATGATGTAGGTAATCGTTTATGATTTTTTGGATTGGATTCTTCGTTATGTTTTTTAATGAAGGTTTTGTTATGATGAGGCACGTATCACCGTGGTTCGGAAGACAAAGAGATAAGTTTATTAATAAGTATGGTGCTAATGTATGGTATAGATTCCACGGCACATTAGATTATGTCTGGATGATATTTGTGGGACTTGGATTGATATTCAACTCTCATAGATTATTCCATATAGCAGTATTAGCAACCTTCTGGGGTGGTTCTTTTGCAATATTCTATGCACCAAGGTGGATAAGGAAGTGGATAAGGGATGGAGGATTTGATGGATGATATTTGATCTTGAGATGATTCAGAAAATGTGGGAGGAAGACTCCAAAATTGACCTTGACAACTTGCATACTGAGTCTATAAATATTCCTAAGTTACATGCTAAGTATTTTGAGATATACAATAACATAGTACTTCTTAAGAAAAAAGCAGAACAACAAAGAAAAAACACTCGCCACGAGAGGTATGAATACTTCTCTGGGAAGGCAGATCCAGAAGTTTATGTAGATAATCCTTTCCCTAAAAAAATTAGGGATAAGGATACGATGCAAAAGTATTTGGATTCTGATGAAAGTTTATCTTCAGTTAGTTTAAAGATAGATTATTATGATACTATTTTAAACTATATTGAGAGCATACTTAAGGTTATTCAAAATAGAACTTACCAGATTAAGAATGCTGTCGAATTTATGAAATTCCAGGCAGGTTATGGCTGATGTAATTGTTCAGAAGTTAAATGAAGTTCATCTTACTATAAAATGTGAACCTCATATTGACTATGAACTAAGAGATTATTTTACTTTTGAAGTTCCAAATGCGAAGTTTATGCCACAGTATCGTGGTAGGAATTGGAATGGAGAGATACACTTATATGATTTAAGATCTAAAAGACTCTATGTTGGTCTATTGGATAAATTAATTTCGTTTTGTGATAGAAGAGAATATACTTACGAATTTGTAGATAACAAATATTATGGATTACCTTTTGAGATAAATGAGATGATCTCGGAAGAGGGTCTCAAAGATTACTATGCGTCTATTACTAAATTTAAACCTAGAGATTATCAAATTCGGGGAGTATGCGATTCTCTAAAACATAATAGAAGATTATTGATATCACCCACTGCCTCTGGCAAATCCTTGATGATCTACGGTGTCGTAAGGTATTACGTGAGTACAAAGCAAAAAATTCTTTTAGTTGTTCCAACGACATCTCTCGTAGAGCAACTGTATAAAGATTTTGAAGATTATGGTTGGGATGCTGAGTCATATTGTCACCGTATATATTCTGGTAGAGAGAAGACGAATGAATTTCCAGTTACTATTACTACTTGGCAATCTGTCTTTAGGTTAGATAGATCCTTTTTTACTGACTTTGATGTCATCATTGGTGATGAAGCACACCTCTTTAAGAGTAAGTCCCTTATATCTATAATGTCGAAGCTTGAACATGCTAAGTATAGATTTGGATTCACTGGTACATTAGATGGTACACAGACTCATAAGTGGGTCTTAGAGGGATTGTTTGGTCCAGCATATAAAGTAACTAAGACTGATGACTTAATGCAGAAGGGACATCTTGCAAAATTAGATATTACTTGTATTGTATTAAAGCATCCACCTAAAAAGTTTGAAGTATTTGAAGATGAAGTTCAATATATTATAACTCATGATCAAAGAAATAACTTTATTAAAAATTTGGTAGTGGACTTAAAAGGTAATACTTTGGTTTTATTTCAGAGAGTAGAAACTCATGGTTTACCTCTTTATGAATTGATTAACGATAATACAGTTCCAGGTAGAAAAGTATTTTTTGTTCATGGTGGAGTAGGTACAGTAGAACGGGAAACCGTAAGAGAGATAGTTGAAAGAGAATCAAATGCAATCATTGTAGCATCTTATGGTGTGTTCTCAACAGGTATAAATATTAGAAACCTGCATAATGTGGTTTTTGCTTCTCCCAGTAAATCTAGAATCCGTAATTTACAAAGTATTGGAAGGGTTTTGAGAAGAAGTAAAGATAAAACCAAAGCAATGCTGTATGATATTTCTGATGACTGTACTCATAATTCTCAGAAAAATTACACATTAAATCACCTCATCGAACGAATCAAAATCTACAACGAAGAGAAATTTAACTATGAGATTGTAAATGTAAATCTAAAGTAGGACTATATGGAAGACGATTTTTATGCCACTATTAAACTTAAATCTGGTGAGGAGATCTACACCAAAGTTTCTCCATGCTTTGAGAATAATAAAACAATCTTACTTGTAACAAATCCTATTACATTACAACAGATCAATGGACCAAGAGGTCTAACAGGATATAAGTTAGAACCTTGGTTAAAGACGACTAAAGATGATATATTTATTATTGATATGGAGAATGTATTGACTATGAGTGAGTCTAAAGATATTGAAATGATTATGATGTATCAAGCATGGATAAGAGAATCTGCTGAGGACTTCCCTAAAGATCCTACTGGTACTAGAAAAAAAATTAATAGAAAGATGGGATATATTGCCAATGTTAACGATACTAAAGAGATATTAGAAAAGCTCTTTAAAGATTCCCCTTGAACCTCTACAAAGGTTATTTTACATGCGTATGAATACCTTGTCAAGTTGTCCAAACAATCTAGAGGTGCTATAATTACTTTAACACAAAGGAAAGTCGTATGGCTGGTGTAACAAAAAGAAAAAGATCAGTTCATTATGTAAACAATAAAGAGTTTCTTGCTGCTTTAATTGCATACAAGAAAGATGTTGCTGAAGCAGAAGAACTAGGTAAAGATAAGCCTAGAATTACAAATTATCTTGGTGAGTGTTTTTTAAAGATTGCTACTCATTTATCGTTTAAACCAAACTTCGTTAATTACATCTTTAAGGATGATATGATCTCTGATGGAATCGAAAATTGCGTTCAATATATACATAATTTTAATCCTGAGAAATCCCAGAATCCTTTTGCTTACTTTACGCAGATTATACATTATGCGTTTCTTAGAAGGATACAAAAGGAGAAGAAGCAATTAGAGATCAAGAATAAGATTCTTGAAAAGACTGGATATGATGAAGTCTTTTATGATGATAATAATGATGGTGGAAATTATTCTGATTATAATAGTATCAAAGATCAAATTCATTCTAAATCTAGATCCTAATGATATTAAAACAAGAAGTCATTGAGAAAATTCAATTGGCAATGCTACACACCAAAAAGAATGGTGATATGAATTGGTTGGATGGTGATGAGATTGATGTTTGTCTTGCTGGTACATTTGCTGGTGACAAATTTATTACTATAATTAATAGGACTCGCAGCAACACGACTAAAAAATGAAGGTTGCCATCATAACCGATCAGCATTTTGGTGCTCGTAAGAATTCCAAATTGTTCCACGACTATTTTTTAAAGTTCTATAATGATGTATTCTTTCCTACCATAGAGGAGCG